AATTCTTTATATCCATAACGCGTCATGAACGATACCACTGGCTCAAATGTGTCTGGGTCCATTACTGGTCCAGTGCTCATCAGAGGAACATATGGGCAATAGAACGCAGGTGCGTCTGTCTCGCTTGATCCCTTATAGCCAACTAGTACGCCTGGTCCACCTTGAGCGGAATCAGCTGCGTAGTTATCAACAAACACCTTGATAGTACCGTTAAGAGTACCAACAAGCTTGGTGTTTGTAGGTGCTTCCATGCTGCCTTCAGTTGTGCGAGCAAATGTTGATGTGCTTGCAGACTGTAGTACAGTCAGTGTCTCTGGAGAAACTACAATGTAGTTACCAGCGCCACGACGTGTACGAGCGGCAATACGGTTACAGCTACGGTTGATCTCAATCGCCAACAGGGCGTGACGGTCACCAACGTAAGTTGGAGTGTAAGCCGCGTCCAGTGCGTTGAAGTCAAGAGTTGTACCAGCGCCTGCTAGTGTACGCAGGTTACCGATGATCTCTTGGTCGATCTCAACCACGATTTCCTGAGCAAGTGCCTGCATGATTTCTGCTTCAACGTCTACACCGTGCATTGCTTCAGCATCTTGTGCTGCTTCAAATGTCCAGCGAGCGCTCAAACGACGTGTCTTCGCTTCCACGGTCTCTTTCAAGATCTGGATGCTCATCTTACGTCCTGGCGTTCCTTCTGCTTGCGCTACAGGATCAGGGTTACCTGAGTACTGTGTTGCTAGAGCGAAAGGGCTCAGTGCTTCTTGACCGGCGCTAACGCCAGCTGCTGTTTCTGCGTAACGTACACGCAGAGTGTGGATCTGACCTACTGGGCCAGTCATAGGCTGTACACCCACCAACTCGTTCGCAATAACGCTAGGCATTACGCGGCGAATAAGAGGTAACATTACCTTGTTAAGTGTTGCTACTGAACCTGCACCAGTTGCGCCTGCGGTTGCGGTCTCTGTCAGCTGCTTTTTAGCATTCTCGAGTACCACATCCATTGACTTCGCACGTTGGCCGGATAGACCTTCCATTAGTGCGTCCTTGGTTGCGGACCAGTTGCTTTCAAATAGTTTTGCCATTTCTAAACTCCTTTATTTTGAAAGTCCGGCTAGTTTTCGAATCACGTCCAATTCGGAACTGTAATTCGTGCTGTCATTGGCCTCTGCTTTGGCAGGCGCCTTCTTGTTACCAGTGTGTTCACGTGTCACTGATTCTTTAATAACTTTCTTGGTTCTGGGCTTTTGCCCGTCAAGAACGCTAGGCAGGTACTTGTTGAAGCTTTCTTCCAACTTCTCTGTCTTTACATTCTCTAGCAAGTCAGTCATAATCGCTCTCTTGTCTCGGCCCAAAGGCTTCATGAGACGCTCAAGGGTGTTTCTACGGTTGTAACGATCTTCTGCTACACGCAGTTTGCTCTCTGTAAGCTTAACGGCTTGGTCGCGGTTGGCGATGGCTGCACGGGCTTCTTTAAGCGCCTTGTTTGTCTCTGCAAGAGTTTTCTGGACCTTACGGATCTCTTTGGCTTCGTTCAAGTACGATGTGTTGTACTCAGTTGCGAAGCTTTCAAAAATTCTTCGGCCAAAATCATTTTCTCGCGCTGCTGTAATGTCATCACGGAAACTTGTAACTTCTTCTTTGATCACACGATTAACTGTTGCTTCAATCGTCTTCGCCGCTTTAGTTACAAACATTCTTTTAGTTTCAGCTAGCTCACGCTTGCCTTCACGTACCATTTTGACTTTTTGCTCCACCAAAGCACGTTTGTCTTCGTGGAACTCTTTAAGCTCAGTAGCCAGTTGATGAGTGACAAATTCATCAAGCTTGCTAACGTGCTCTTGAACACGACTTCGGTCTGCTCGAAGCTCTTTAACTTCTTTAGCAACCATTTTGGTTACAAAGGTGTCAAGTATTTTAGCGTGTTCTTTTACAGCTTTACGATACTTAACTCTTTCTGCTGCGAGTGCTTTCTTGTCTTCAGCCAGCTCGGACATTTCCTCAGCGAGTCTTGTGTTGATAAAGTTGTCCATTGCTTCCACAATGAGACCTTTATCGTGCTCAAAACGCTGTGCAAATTCTTCGCGCAGTTCAGCTTTCGCTTGTTCCTTGGCTTCAGAAAGATTTGACTCCCAGGCTTCTTGAATTTGAGAACGTGCCTCTTCAGACAGTCCTGTTCCTTCAAGTAGTTCACTAAATTTTGCCATAGTAGTCTCCTACTTACTTTTGGTTAAGTTCGTTAATGAATGCTTTCATTGCTTTCATCAAGTGTTTTTCTGCACTGCTGTCGTGTGTAACTGCTTCGGAAAGACGATGTATCGCTGCCCCGCCTCGCATGTTAAATAAACTCTCATAAATCGTCTTGGGGTATGCATCAGGCGCACTTGGTTGTGCCACAATGTCCACAGTAACAATATCGAAATCAGATACTTGACCTGACTCGTTGACGTTGCCGCTGCCACGACTGCTTACACCTAGTTTAGCACCGCTTTTAAGCAAAGCTTTAGCGATATTACCCATGGGAGTTTCTATGATTTTAAGTTTACCGAGACCATCCGAGCCGTCACAGTGCATATCTGTTATGATGTGGCTCACACGGTCTAAATTGATTTGAAGCTCTTCAGGGTGATCCAATTCTCCAAGAACTGTTTCACCCTTGCTGAGCTTGCTACGAATGTTCTCAACGGCGCGTTCAATCTCGTTCTGGGGGTAAACTCTTCCGTTCTGGTTCTTGACATCGCCTTGGATGAAAAGTCCAGCCATGAACAGCTCGCGCCCATCTTCTGATTCAGTGAGTTTAATATGAGCGGCATCACCGCTCATGTACTCATATAATTTACGCGCCACTTCAGATCCCCTTACTTAGGCTTACGAGTGAATGGGCTGTTTTTGTCACCCATTTCAGGCTTCTTAGCACCTGAACCGTAGCTTGTACCATGGCTCTTGGCTTTACCTTTTGACTCGCCACCCTTAGCAAAGTTTTTGTTTGTAGGGTCTTGATTGCTTGGCTTACCACCGTGGTCACGCTTGCCTTCACCACCATCATTGTTGTGGAAGGTTTTAGCACCGTCAGCACCTACTTTTGTTGGCTTAGGAGCTTGTGTATATGGGCTTTTTGTGTTGTCAGCTTCGCTACCTTTAAGGTTTCCACCTTTCATTGGCTGCTCGCTTGTATTTTTGGAAAACTGTGTTGCTTCTTCAAGGCTGTCTTCGTCGTCATCGTCTGACTCGTCAACTTCCTCTTCGTCAACTTCTTCAGCTTCGTCAAGATCGTACTCTACTGAGTCCATCATCTCTTCGTCGCCGCCCATATCCATGTCATCGCCGCCGAACTCGTCGCCGCCCATGTCCATATCCATGTCGCCGCCCATGTCGTCGTCCATGCCTTCCTCGTCGCCGCCCATTAGGCGCTCAAACTCTGCACGTAGATCGTCTAGTTCAGCTTCCAGGTCTTCAACGCGGTCTTCCACGTCGCCTTCACCTTCTTCATCATCAAACTCGTCGTCGCCGCCGAAGTCATCTTCGCCGTCATCTTCGCCGTCATCTGTTACATCATCAACAAAGTCGTCTGACTGGTCAATAACGTCATCTTCTTCTTCATCTTCGCCGATTTCATCGCCGTCGATTTCGTCTTCATAATCTTCTGCTTCGTCATCATACCCAAACTCTGACTCGTCTTCGTCAAGAACACGTTCGTATTCTTCACGTGCTTTGCCCACTACATACTCATGTAGGAGCTCACTCGCTTTTTCAGTGTCTTCATTGAGTAGGAGTTCGAGGATGGATGCTAGTTGTGTTCTTGATCCTGACATTGTGGTTCTCCTATAGTATAAATGCGCATTGTTGCGTCTATCACAACACTACTTATAATCAGATAGGAAAATACACCGATAATGGTGTGATTTTGAAGTATTTCGTGTTTTTATTTAGTTCTGGAGGGCAGAAACCAAATAACACTACATTATTAGATGCCCGGTAAACCGCCACCTTCAGCGGCAGGTTGGGCATACATAACACGCACAAACTTTTCGTGTTCTTGTTTTTCCTGCTGTTTGATGTCACGATACTTGCGCAACTTGTTCAAATCTTCCAGGGTAAGCTTGTTCTTGCGAGTGTCTTCTGCTTCTCGCTTGTCCAGTTGATCATTCTCTGGATCGTAAAATTCGTCTAGTCGCATTAAATTGTTCCTCCAGGTGGCGGAGGTGCTGCCCCACCGCCAGCTTGTGGCGCTGCCATGTCACCGCCACCCATGGGATCAGCCATGGGGTCTTCCATGTCACCCAGATCAGGTTCAGCGTCAAGATCCACTGCTTCCTCAGCATCAGGACGTATGCCCATGTTGCCCAGTCCAGGCTCGCCAGTTCCTTCTGCTTCTAATCCAGTGTAGCCTTCTGCTTCGTTCTCTTGACGCCACAGCTCTTCGTTTTCCATGATCTCTTCTTCAGTAAGTCCCAGATACTTCTTGAGCTTGAACTGATTGCTCAGGAATGGAATGCCCTGTACTTGACTGAACAGTCCGGCACGCTCTGCTTGCAACTGAATCTCACGGTAGTCACTGAAGTTCATGGGTGGTGTGAACTCAATACTGAACGTACTGTTGTCGATGTCAATGCCGCGGTATTTCAGGAACATTTTGAACTCCCTGTCAATGTCCTCCTCAATCTGGCGCTGCAATCTCTCCACAAATGTGCTGAAACGAAATTCCTGAATATATGCCACACCCACTTTGCCGTCGTGATATGTTGCTGTACCATCTTCAGGGCCAGTGGGCAAATAACTGCTGGGTATGCGCAAGCCGCGCATCATCTTGTTGTTAAAGTAGCGCAAGTCATCAATCTGACCCAAGTTCTCACCGCCCGGCAGGGTTTCCACTTTACTGCCGCGCCCGTCTGCTGTTTGCGCAAAGAAGTAATCTTCCAGCATGCTCATGGGATTGTATGCACTATCAGCCACGTTCTGGCCCTGGCTGTTCTTGCCTGGTATGCGCTTCTGCTGCACTTCGTATTTGATCTTTTCCAAGTGTTGCTTGGCTTTGTGTGGAGGCATGTTGCCCACATCAATAATGAACACACGGCGCTCAGGCGCTCTGTGCACACGGTATATTAGTATGCTGTCTTCCAGCAATTCTTTCTGCTTGAACGTTTTGAATATGGGCTCCAGGATGCTAACTCCAAAAGGCCAGTTCATATCCATGCCTTCTGTCAGGCTGATGTGAACAATGTGCTGTGCATCAACGGGTGTACCCAGATCTTGATCTTGTCCCAGGCCCATGTTGCCACCAGCACCGCGATGTTGCATGCCGCCCATGACGCCGCCAATGCCACCTCCAGCACCATAAGGGCGTGTGTGGATACCGCTTACGTCAGTAGCGACCTTTTCGGCCATGATGGGTTCTAGATCACGGATAAAATATGTTTCAATTTTCTTGCCTTCAGTCTCGTTGACGATGACCTTCTCAACGTTAGCAGGGTCAATCCAGAATAGTTCGTATGTTTCAGGATCACGTATAAAGAATTGGTCGCCATATTTAATAGTGCTGCGAAAAATACGGAAGCTACGCTTGTACATGTCGTTCAGCGCACACCACTGCTTGAGTGTTTTGCTGATGATCTTGGTTTCTGTATCACTAGGATCTTCGTGATACTCTACTATAAAAGGCATGCCAGTTGCTTCGTCTTCTTGTGTTCCAAACTCTGCTATGGTATCCAGTGCGATGTTAACCTCACTGTCTGCATCCATGCCATCATACTGCGCATAGCGGAACAGCCGGTTGGGGCTTCCAGCATAGATTTCTGGCAGCCAAGCGTTTACCTGGCTCATCTCCATGGTGGCATTGTCGCCCGATTGGCCCTGTACGTTTAGGGGCAGTCCGGCATTGTCAACCGGTGTGAAAAACTTTTTCCAGCTCATGTGATATATTTATCGAGTTACTCTGTCTGCTCTCTAATGTAACGGAGGTGCACTTCCAATTTGGTAAGCAGCTGGTGTGTTAGTTCATCCTTGACCTCAGATTTTCCATCTTCTTTATTGTCTTGCTCTTCAACCATCTTGAGCATTTCTGGTAACTCAAGCTCAAACGGCTTGGGAGTGGGAGCTTCTGCATTTTTTGTAAATGCCGTTTCTGGAGCAGGTGGTTTGTTTGGCTTGCCCTTGCGCATTTCTCTGATACTCGTGGGCGTTTTTTCAGGTGTTTCTGCTTTTGCTTCATTGAAATCAGGAAGTTCTGGCCCAAACATATCTGATAGTCTGTCAGACAACCAGTCTGACGCACCCCAGTTGTCGTTCATCCAATTTCCGATCGCCTGGCCTGTTTCAAATGCAGCATATCCAGCGCCCAAAATTCCTGCCCCTTTGCCCAGCATGCCAGCAAATTTACCTGCTCCACCTGCCATGTTGCCCAACTTGGTTACCAAGCTAGATGAGGCTGCTGAAATTTTCTTGCTCATGTCAGGGATGACTTTATCCGATATTGATGCTAGCCCACTACCCAACTTGGCTGTCCGCGCACTCATGCGCTGCGATGTTTTCTTGAAATCTTCTGCAATAAAGCTTGATGCCTTGCTAAAGATTCCCTTGCTCTTTACAGTTTCTCCAGAAATCATTTCTGCTGCGCTACCAAACATTTGCTTGGTCGCCCA